AAAACATCACAGGTATGACCTCTTTCCGATTCTTGCAAAAAAATATTTTATAATCACCAGTGAATATAAATCTTTCAGACTATCTACAATCAACACAAAAGCTCAACGACTGACAATAATCCTGACAAAAATGCAAAAAAAAAGGCGGAACACCACCATAACAGTAGCATCCCGCCTTAAATTATTTATCTAAGTATTATAATTTTTATCTAATGTGATTTTTGAATCAACTAACTCATCACACATTTGAATAAATGTTTCTGAATCAAAAGACTCATAATCACATTCAAAGTATGATTTTAAAAACATACTCAACTCAACAATAAATCTATGCGAACGCATAACTATTTGAGTCTTAGTTTCCCTAGCATCAGGATTTATACTTGTCTCATTGCTACATTTTGCAATCACACTAGCTAAATCAATTAGATTTTGATTAGTTATTTTTTTCATAATATTTACCTCCATTATGAAAATTATTTTAAAAAACAGTTTCATGCCTTTTGGCAATCATCAGTAGAAAACACACATTTTCTATACAGTTTTTACAAAATTGACTTCGTGAGACCTCGCCTATTGCAATACTTTGGCAAGGGTAAGGGTCTAGCATCCCTTAAAATCCCTTGCCTTGTATCGTTAGTTATCTAAAATTTGCTACATCTATATAAACCTTTTCTCCAAAAGGTACTTCAGAATCGTAGGAACGTCCTCTATAAGTTGAAACCGCCCATATTACTGGAACATCAGGTTCAACATCTTCAGATACGTAGCCTTGCAAATCAGTAAAGTAGATAAACGCACAGACATTATCAGTATCTTCAGTGTGTTCATTATATAGATTAAAGGGCGGGTCAAATCTAGTGTAGCCTCCGCCTCTTAAAACAAATTCTAAATCCTCTCCGCTAGATAAGTCGAACGAATCCCACCACTCGCCCGCATCATTTTTGCGAACTGTATCATCACAGTAGCAAACTCTGATTTTATCTATTCCGCATTTCTCACAGAGACTTTGCAATTCGCTAGCGAATATATTTAACTCTTCTTGAGAAACTGACATTGAAGTATCAAGGGCAACTACAATTTCGCCACCCTCAACAATCTTGTCTCTAGTTGGTAAGTAAATACCTCGCCAACTATGTCTGCGGTTAGGTCTATTCCATGTATTACAACCCTCGAGAGTTGACTCTAACATTTCAAGTAAGACTGATTTCCAGTCAACTTGAGTCTGCTTTAATTCATCAACTCTGCCTCGCAAGTCTGAACCTCCAGTTCCAAAGCTTGCAATTTTATCAGCCATAATAACTTGCGAACGTATTTGTGAAGATAACTCTTCCAACTCTTCAACGTTAAGCTTTTCGCCTTGGTCGTTAGTTGGTTCGATAACCTCGCCCGCTAAAGTTGGCAAGTCATCATATTTATCTTCAGCTTGTCCGCCACTTGATGATTCATCTGCTGGTTCATCTTGTGATTCAGAAATATTTTCACTGGTGGATATATTTTCATCGTCACTTTCTTCTGAATCAGAATTAGAATCATTTTGTGCTTGGGCATTTTTGATAGCATCTTCAAGAGCATCATCGTTAGTATCTAGTTCCCTATATACTTCCTCTGCTGTCCATTTGTGATACTTAGTATCAAAAAGTCCGCCTTGGGGTAAAGACATATTTAAGTCTAAAATCAGATAGCTATTGATTACATAATCAGTAGCATAATTCCATAACTTATGGTGCCTAGTTCCTTTTCTTAAAGGATGTTCCCATATCACGTGGCAACACTCGTGGATTAAAACTCCCTCAACTTCATCATCTGAAATTGAATCTACGAAATTAGGATTCCATAAAATTTGAGTTCCATTAGTTGCCATAGTATCAATGCTAGTAGTCTCAACAAACTCAAGGTTAAGTAACATAGATGCTATACCTATGTTACCTTTCATTAACCTTGCCTTTGATTTTTCTACTCTCTCTAACGCGGTCATTTGCCACCTCCAAAAAGTTCATCTTTTAAAGGGTCAATGGCTTTAGATAATCCCTTAGCAACTGATTCTCTTTTAGAAGAACCTAATTCAGAATCATCCCTAAGGTTATCAACTGAATTAATTTTTGCTAATACTGAAACAAGACTTTGATGTGCTTGTTTAATAGTTGGGTCATTACCTAACATATCCTCGTTAATAGCGGGTAGCATATCAACTGCGGTACGCAATTTATCAAAACTAGATGTATGAAAAGAACCGCTTTTTTGCTTGTTCTTAGGGTCATAGCTTTTTAGCTTATCCGCAATATGGTCTACTTGTTCAACAAGAGCATCAACAGTAGTAATCATAATGTTCTTAACATTGTTCTTAATATTGTTTTCCGCTTGTTGCTTGATTCTTTTTTTCATAGAATCAGAAACTCCACGTATAAGTTCACTGCCCTCTTCATTTCCTAATAATGAAATCTCGAAATCAAATACAAACTTTTCTCTGACATCTTCTACATTAGGATAATCACATTCATTAAATGCTTTACCTAATTTAGATTTAGCCTCGTTTATATTCTTAGGATATTCTTTACAAAAGGTTTCAACCTCTTGTTCAAATTTCCTCTTACATTCATCCATTGCGGATTGAAGTTCATCCAGTTTTTGTGAGGGACATAACCTCCACCCGCTAACAACTTTCCCAGTATAATCATCTGTCGAATTATCTAAGAAAGGAACTGTCATTGGATAGTAATGCTCGTGCCTAATCTTGTCTAAGATTCTACGAAAATACTTATTGCAATTCCTACCCAATAAATGTTTAGAAACGTGCAAGTAATTTTCCCTAGCATTTACATTTTCAGCTAAGTCCCCACGCAAGACCTTATCAGCTTTAATGCCACTCCAAAATTTAGCATGAAGTCGCACTTTAACTGCGGTCTCTTGTAATGTACTTTTTTCCATAATTTATACCTCCATATAGAAAAAAATTAGTATTCACTAGTGAATAAAAAATATTCTCTAGTACCAATATGCGAACGCACAGTTTTTTGTGAGTCCGCATTTCATAGCATTTCAGCTAATCATCAGTTGGTTTAATACTCTAAGTTTTGATTCTCAACTTTGAAATCATTGTAAGCGGATGTATCTTTTAAATCTTCGTTAGAAGATACACATTGTCTCACAAAGAATATTGAGAATTCAGGACTACTAAACTTCTTAATATAGGCAAGTGAGTTTTCAAAATAATCATAGACCTTTGAATCATCTTTTCTATTGTTTAGTAGTTTCCATAAAGCAACGCAACAAGCATAACACTCGCCCGCCCTATCAAGAACTTCAACTTCTTTACCATTGAATATATCTTGTAAGTTAGGCAAGGTATCGAACAAAGAAATCCACGTTGCGAACTCGTGAGATTGAATCTCGCCAACATGAGTTCTCGCTATTTGCTGTAGATACTTTGTATCTTCTTTTTGCATTACCTTTAAAGTATCAGACAAGGCAGTCCACGTTCTTGGACTTGGTTGCGGTTCAACTATCTTTGGGTCGAACTCTAACAATGCTTGAGGCTGTTGAGAAATAAATCCTATAACATCCTCGTGAACACTATTGTCATTCGCCCAGTTAATCCAGTCATCAACGTTATGTTCAAAGTCAATCAATGCGACTCTTCCAATAACGTGACTGGGTAATTTGTTAGATGATGCTCTATCACTAACTCTATTACCCGCACAAATAATCTTCCACCCTTTGGGTAAAACATATTCGCCTAGTCTTTTCTCATAGATGAGTTGTCCAATAACTGCTTGCACACTTGGACTTGCTTGCGGGTATTCATCAAAGAACAATAGTCCCTCGCCCTTAGTTGGCAAGTTACCTAAAAATGCTCTTTTCTGTCCGCCCGCATCATCTATATATGGGAGTCCTCCCAAATCAACTGTCTCATAAAGAGATAATCTAAAGTCAATAAATCCAAACTGCTTTGAGTTAGGATTGATAGCATCGACTATCACTTCTTTATCATCAGCTAATTCATCAGCCACTTGTCGAACCACTGCTGATTTACCAACACCAGTTCCACCCAGTAGAAAGGGAGTATTCCCTCCATTAAGTACAGATTTCATAATCTGTTTTGCAATACTTGGTTTCATAATCTAATCCTCCATAATAAAATCAAGTTTGTTATTCGCTAGCAATTTGCTAACACCAATAACACCCTTATTATAGGGTCAGTCTATTACTAGATACTGGTTTAATGTTTTCATAGCATTTCAGCTAATCATCAGTTGGTTTATATTAAATGTTCACTTAGTGAGTCGTAAGCATCGTTAATAAACATATCGCATACTTCTACTTTTCTATCTAAGAACATTTTTTTAGAACCATATCCGCATCCAAAATGATATGGGCTGACTAGATTCTTTTCTTGTTGCCATTTTTCTTTTTTAGATTTCCAACGAGCAATATCTAAAACATAGTAAATTGCTTTTTGCTTTTTGCTTGGTTTCGCAACTTCACAAAAGTTAAAAACAAATTGTGGAATATCCTCGTACTTCATTTCTAAAATTGCATCAACAAATTCTTTAAAAGTCATTTTTGCATAATTCATAATTTAATCCTCCATAAGATTATTTAGTGTTTCTTGAATCCCATAATTAGGATTCTCTTCAGCACGTTAATTCGTGGACACCTTGGAGGTGGTGTGTCGACAATCAATCTCTCATTTTGAAATCCATTGTCCGCAACTTGGTTCCTTTCGTTGTCCGCCTCGCTAACTTTGACTTCGTTAGGTCATTGGGTACGCTTTTTGTTTTGGGTGGCTAATCCTTGGGTAAATCTAGTGACCCTCTTTACTCGCCTTGTCCTCCTTTGTTTAATTTGTCCATGGTCAAAGTATAAGGCACAACGTACATAATATTCAACATATTTCTTCACATTTAATTTGATAGCAAAATGAAGTCATTACATAAAAGATATACACCAGTTAATATATGTAACAAATATGAACGAATCAGATAAACCAAATCTCAAAATAGTTAGCGGAAAAAAAGATAACGAACTCACGATAAAGCAACGAGCATTTGTGAATGAAATTGTGCGAGGAAAGTTGGGTAGTTATAAAGAGGCATACGCTAAGGTCTATGATGTTACTTTAACCAAGGCGGGCAAGATACCTAAATGGGTCGAGGTCGAGGCTAGCAAGCTTGTAGCGAACCCTAAGATAGCACAAAGCATACATAAGGCTATTGAACGCAAAGAGGACTCTATAACTGCATCATCCCT